CAAGTGTTGTCTGTACCTTCCTCTGATTCCACGAACCAAAGTTTGTCGGTCAGTACGCTTACATCGTCGTCGATCTTAGCAGGATCTGGGCATTTCCCGTTCTGCATCCACAACATCTGCATCAACATACTGCTGCTCGGTATCTCGAATGATGCTACGCATCCCCTGCGATCATTAGCCACCATTTCGTGCAACACCATCTGGTACATCAGTTGGGATTTTCCGTGTCCTGCGTACCCCCCTAGTGTAATTAGTTCGCCCTCACGCAATCTAAACGGCAGTTCAGGCCACATGAAAGGGTTGTGAGCCTTCTCGCTCTCGTACCTATTGACCTCGTCAGCAACATCTGAACCTAGGCTCGCTGCTGTGCGTATCGTCGGAGGATCATTGGATTCCGCAGACTGTACTAGATCAGGAGCATCTGTAGGAGATTTGCGTAGTAGATCGTTGGCGTCGTTGATCCCTTCTGGGTACTGCACCGTCCTACAACGCTGCAAACCAAGTCTCTTGGCTATCGCTTTTGCAGCTTTCTGCCCAGCTTCATCGTTGTCCATCGCTATGTAGATGTTCTCGAAACGGGACAACGCCTCGTAGTCGTTATCAATCCAACCTAGATTAGATACACCGCTAGGTACAGACAGGCACGGCATTCCAACACCCATCTGGTCCCACGACATAGCATCTATTTCACCCTCGGTGATCAGGATACTTCTATCGTCGTCAGTTACATTCTTCCAGCCCCAAAGCGTATGCCACGCTTTTGTGCTCCAGATGTCCTTCTTGCCGTCCTGACGAAGAACCCCTGTGGATTTCAACATCACGTAATTGTCGTCAGGATCGTAGAAACGTGCAGCCCAAAAATTATCATTCACTCCGCTGTACCGTTTGTGAGACCGTATCCCATATTTTTGCAGCACGGCCTCGGATAGTCCACGCTCCTGCGACAGATATTTCATGGCCTCTGTGCCACGCATCGGTCCTAGAGCGGTACTACTATCTCTAGCTACTGTAGGACGCTGTGCGGATATTACTGGTTTTACGTCATGTAATCCGCAGATGCGTCGGGCTTCCACAAACGCCTCCTTCCAGTTTGAATGCTTTCTAGCTATTAGTGAAAGTATAGGTATGCACTCGCCCGTGGCTGAATCCTTTGCCAGATATACGCCACCTTTGGCTCGGAACACCCCGCAGCTCTTTCCTTTGTTTCCATCGAGATCCCCCATCTCGTAATTCGCCCCACGCTTTTTAGCATCTGGGAAGTATTTCTGCATCACGGTATCAATTTGACCGGATAGGGCTATGTTCAGTTCTTGTGGTGTACTCACTATTGTTCAGGCTTTCTATTTTTAGGTTATAGCAATCTGCTTTGACAGTGAAGTTATTCGATTTGTCAAGCGATCCTGCTTTCATTTTTGTGGCTTTTTGGAAGTATTCCGTTTTGGGCATCTTACCGAGGTACCACGCTTTTGTGTAATCGTTCAAAACACGCACGAATGCGTACGTGTCGCATTTTTGTTTAGTGTTGTACGCTGCAATACTGCAATCGTAATCCAACCGAGGCTTCGATGTACAGCGTTTTGTTTTTACATCTATACGCTCACCGTCTGGAGTAATTATGTCGTAATCATACGTGTTCTGTATTTTTGCGTTCAGAACCGTAGCTGCGACAACCTCTCCAATTAGTCCCGCAAGATTTCCTGCACCCCGTTCAATACTGTTCCTCAACGAAGGTAGCTCTTCGCTGAGGATTTTTGCTTTAGTAATTGTTTGGTGACTAAGGCTAATTTCTAGCATCAGGAGTGTGGGCTTGCTTCGGCTAGATCGTACAGCGTGTCGCTGATCAGGTAATCGACAACGGAATGCACGATTTTTTTGGAGTCCGTCTCCCACGGGCCACAGATGTCCTGCTCTACGTCCCACATCTTGACCTGCTGGAGCCACGTCCTGCGGAAGAATTTCCTAGGACCCGCTTCGAACAAGACGTTTTCTCCGTCCCAGAGCGAGACGAGAACTGGTTCTTCCCAGCTCCCGTCCTGACGAGCCTCCAAGTACTCGTCCAGAGCGTTTTCAAGACTCTTTTCTGATATGAAGGGGTTCATTGACATACTGCTGGTCCTCCTTAACCATTGACGGTTTACGTTTTTCTCTGTCGGCAGCATCCTGCGTCCTAGCCTGTACTGCGTCGAAAAAGTACGTATCTACGAGCTTTTTTTCGCAAAGAGCTTCCCAGCCGTCTTCGATGTACGCATCAGCGTGAGCGTAGTCAGGCCAGATCATGCCCTGACTGTCGTGAAAGCTGTCTAGGACGAGAGAGCGACCGCTGCGACCCCGAACCTCCACCTTGTAGTCGGAGTCCGGCAGCTCCTTCATGCGGATCACCTGACCCGCATAAAGAACCTCGGCTGGCGGACGCCGGAACGTGATTACGCTTCCCACATCGAGCATCCTGCTTCCCTCCTGCTTTTTTGGCTCTCGTAGAACTCCTCCATCTCACGAAGGTTTTGTTTTGCCTCCAGCTCCTCGAACCAGAGGCGAGCCTCGTAGTCCAACTGCGAGTCGGGCTTCATAGCCCTCATGCTCTTTTCGAGCATGGAATTAACTGTGGGCTTTTCGGCGCCCACTGCCTCGTTTACGTTTCTGTCCATGAGCTGCACCCTGCCGACTTACGCCGAGCTGTCAACAAATTAAACTCAATTTACAATTATTTAACTGGTTAGCAGGGAAACTTAATGGAAATCCGTGAGGATTTACTGCCCCCGAAGGGGAACTTAACTAATAACTAATTGCAACTAAACTAGTAAATTAGTACGTACATACATAACTATATTAACTAATTAGTTATCTACTTAGTTTTAAGATTAGTTATATGTAAACCATTTGGTTTAATCAAGTAAACCATTTGATTTACTTGAGTAAATCATTTGATTAACTTCCCTAGGTAAAGCTTCCTGAACCAGTGGGAACCTTTCTTTTCCAGATACCCGCTTTTGACTAAGGAAGAGATTCTGTTCTGGATGCTGTTCGGATGCTGTACGCCCAACAGCTCTGCTATGGCCTCGTTGCTGGCAAAACAACCCTCCTCGCTAAACCCCTGCACGTACGCAAGAATTAGTTTGTCGAGCTGTCTGAGTTTTGGATCGCTGAGTATTTGGGACGAGATCCAGATCCCTCTGCTTGGTGACATTCCTTGGGCAGAGCAGACTTCCCGCTAGTTGTCAAATAAAATCTTTCAGGGACAAAAAGTACTTTTACGTTAGGCTTTTCGGCTTATTGTTCTATTTAGGCTTTCGGCTTTTTGTCCTATTGGTATATTAGAGCCGGGTTGCTGCCCCTGCACCCGGTAGCCTCACCTGCGGGTAGTCATGCCCGGAGCGATGGGAGTTGTCGTTCCAATGCCAACACTTCCAGTTTTTTTCTGCTGAACGTCCTAGGACAGGCCTTGTATCCAATGTTCTAGTACGTCCTAGTTTTTGAAGAGCTGAACAAAAAACGATCCGAAAAACGTGAAATCCCCAGATTTTGGATACAGAATGGACCCTAAAACCCTTATTTAGAATGATTCTAAGTAAATGTAAAAGATTTGTTTAATTTGAACTATTTTTGAGACTGAATCTCAATAAAAATCTGTCAGATGCCGGAGGATTGGCGATCTCTGTTCAAAATGGGATAGCATAGCCTTATTTCCAAAGACGTCATACAGCTCACCTCAGCGACTCTCAGACCCCTATTTGACTCTCCCCCTAGGGAAATCGATCCCCTAGGGGCTGCCAGATGGCCTAGAATTGGCGATCTCAAAATCCAAACCCTTAGCTATTCAAAGCAAGCAAAGCGATTTACAGAGCATTTGAAGTCTGTATTCAGGATTGCAAGACAGAGCGAGTACGCACAAAAAAGCCCACAAGCCGAAGCCTGTGGGCCTGTATCCAGATTCTGGATGATCTACGCCATGAGCTTGTCGCAGATCAGTCTTGCCAGTTGTATTGGATTTTCACTGACAACGATTGTCTTGAACCACCGTTGCATCGATTTCGCGTAATCGTTCGCCTTGCTCTTATCACGCAAACAGCATCCGATCAAATCGACCTTCCCTCTGAATTTTTCGAAGTCGGTTGTCGCATCTGTTATCGCTGCATCAGTGAAGACGATTGCTGTATCCGCATCTTCCATACGAGACCGATAGCGAACTAAGCAAGATTGCATCGCTTCTCTGTTGGGTGACATTCTAGCACTCAGTATTTCATTACTGGATACATTACTCATGTCGCCTATCATGTCTTCAGAAGTGAAAACAATGTCAACTTCAGCGATCCCCTTTTCATCTAGTAACCGTAAAGCGGATACGAACTCGATGCCTCCAAGGTATTCCAATGGGATCGCCATCGATCCGGACATGTCAACAATCACGAATAATTTTCTTTTCGTTTTGCGTCTAACAGTACTTAGGAACGGATTGCCAGAGCCTGTCATTGCGGATTGAATACGAATCCTAGATCCGGTAGATGCTGACTTCGCTCTAGCTACTCGGTGACTAGCAGCAATGCTTGTCATTGAATTGCAAATACGATCCCTTGTTTTCTTTACGTAGTCAGTAGCTGGACCATCTTTGAACGGCCATAGATCCCAGTCCATGTCATTAGGTCTTGAATACGTTCCCTTTGGATTGTTATTCAAGTTGTGACGTTGTACTGAATCCGGATCTTGAATCCCGCCGATTGAATCATCGTACCAGCCAACGTCACCCTTGCGAGTATCGGCAGGTTGTATTTGATCCTTGAATACCTCGTAGAACTCAAGGGTCATTGACAATCTAGTTTCGAGTTTCATTTCGGACATTGTGAAGAAGTCGTAGAACCATTTCAGAACCTTCGTTGTATCCTTTTTCTGGTTACGAAAGGTTACTTCTTTGACTCCGTTCCATTTCGGTGCTTGCTGTCTCCAACTTTTCCAAGTCTTTGCTTCGTTGAATTTCAACGTTAGCAAGTACTGGCAAGGATCAGCCGTATCCGTTGGAATACTACGAAGGTAGTTCTTCCAACCAAACCGTTCGCCAACTCTTTTTTGTTCCATTGCTTCGATGTAACAATCTTCTGTAACGTTGAACACGTAGAACGGGCAACCTTTATCCTGTAGTTCCTTTGCCAATACAGAGATCGAGAAGCTGTTGTCTAGCGTGTATCGACCGTGTGCGCATTCATGCCAAATCAAACTCTTTATGAATTTGTGTAACTTGAGATGCTTCTTAGCTGTATCCGGATTTATCATACCATCGATCTGTTGTCCAACGGCGATCTTGTGCTCGCAATCAAATGTCCAGCTAGCCGTGTCTAGGTCTTCTATCACGTCAGTACTGACTCGACAATTTGAATACGAACGAAGCTCTCTAAGCTTGCCAATTTTTTGCTTAGCCGTTTTGTTTCGCCATTCAGAGCGGATGGCCTTAACGATTTTTGTATGTGATATCATATCTGTATTTCCTTTCTAATTACGCCAATGCTAGTTTGATCTCTTCGATCGCGTCTAAGCTATCTTGCAACGGATCGCCTGTCCTTGCGTCACTTTCCACAAGCTGATCTTCCAAGTTGTCTTGTATCCAACTTCTGATGTCAGCCCAATCATCTGATCCGGACCATTCCAATGCGTTGACTAAAGTCCGGCAATCAATGGGAGCCTTTACTCTCATTTCGTTGTACCGATCACGCGACAACTTGGCAGCCTCAGCAAATATCGTTTCGTAGATCTTGACTCCGTACGTATCCGCAATTTGCTTACAGATAGTAGCGAAGTGGTCTACGTCGAATTTGATATTCACCTTATGCCAGCGAGACCAGAACGCCTCTGTAATGCTATTAGCACTACGATTGCCAGCGGCAATGATGTGCAAGTTTTGAACCTTGCAACGGATCACTTCACAAGATCCGTTCTTCATGTGCCGAGTTCGAAGTACGTATTCAGGATCTCCTGACGCCTTGTTTGGTTCTAGAAAAGACAGCAAGAATTCTTGGGATACGATAGGCCATCTCAGAACCTCATCGAGAAAAAGCAAAACCCTTTTCCCTTCACTTGCTGCTCGTACTGCCTGAGTCAATACACCATCGACGACAGCGAATCCGCCGTTGCCATCTGGCACGGTAGACCCGACAAGTGTAGTTTCTTCGTCGATACTATCCGAACAACCATGCTCCAAGTAAAGATCGTAAGCCTTGCCAAGCTTGCGGATTGAATAGCTCTTCCCGTAGCTAGGCGGACTTGTAACCAGAATCTTGAGACAAGGACCTTGATCGGGATAGTACGGTAGAACCTTTTTCAAGATCACGTTATCGCTTGAAGCCGTTGCAACCTTAGCCCGGGCAATCTTGCTAGGCGATCCCTTCAAGCTATCTCTGAATGCGTTGTACTCGTTTTCTAGGTCTTCCATGCGATCTAGGACAGGAACAAGCTTGTCGTCGATTTCATCCTGTATCTGAGCCGTCGATACAGACGTCGAGCTGTTGTCCATTGCTCTTCTAACGATGCTTGCAACTTGTGACGCAACATCGTTGGCAATGGGATTGCTTTGATTGCTAGGGGTAGCTTGCTTGCTTGCTCTGTATTCACGAAGCAAGGTCTCACAAAGCTCCCTTTCCTGTCTTGAGCTTATCATCTCAATCGTATCCAGAGCAGCAAGACAACCTTGGCCTCGGATCTTAGAGGCGGAATCTACTGGCAGATCTCCAAGCTGAACCATTGCCGGAACAATGGCTGACCGAAGATAGTCCGTAGTTGAAACGAAACTACGTCCTCCGGTGACGGTTGCGATTGTGTCTTTGATTGTGTCTATGGTATTCATTTGTATTTGTTTTTTGGTTACTGTTGCGATTGCCGGAATCAGAGTGATCCGGAAATCGGCGCATATAATACCATGTACGGGAGAGATCCGTCAACCCTCTGTAAGTCGTTGATAATCAAGGTACGTAGCAGCTTTTCAAATACGAATTGAATTTATACGTCTAGGAAAAGGGAAAAAACGCCTTGATATTGTAAATAAAGTGTAAAAACAGGCCTCTTTTTTCAATTTTGTATCCAGATCTGAATACAAAACGCACTTTTTCGCCTTTTTTCGCCTTGTATTGGCTTTCGTACTACAGAGGCAAATCGCGTCCTAGGACAACTTTTCCGCTTGTATCCATAGTTTGGGGATTTGTCCTAGTTCCGTCCTAGTAGTCCTAGAACAACTACGTCCTAGGTCGTCCTAGATCGTATCCAGATTCCAATTATTTCGGCTTGTATCCAGTTTTTTGTGACGCACCGGGGCGGGGGTCGGGGGCCTTTGGATTTTGAAATTGCAATTTATGCACTGCCTTCTAAAAAAATACTTGACTCATAGCCCTTTTTATGCTTTAGGCTATATTTATTATGAGTACCCCTGATCCTAATCTTGTCAAAGAGGAGCTATTTAAGGACATTAGTACAGCTGTTAGGGAGTACGCTGAGGAGCATGAAGTCAAAAAGCTTAAATGCCTAGAGCGTTACAACCCTGAAAAGGTAGCGACTATACTATTTCTTTCCGCTCAAGGTAAAAGCATCAACAACATGGTGTCCAAATACGGTTTTAAGCACGAAACTGTACAGCGTGTTCTGGTGTCTTACGCTGACCACATGGGCAGGTGGCGTGATCTTGGCGGTCAACTTGCGGCTTACTCTTACTTGAACATAACCTCGCTAGAGGAGGAAATGGTAAATGACGTGCGTACACGGATGCAATCTGGTGAGCTTAAACCTACTTTTAAGGATATTAAGGATATTAGTATAGCGAAGTCTAACTCGTCTAGAGAGGCTATGCTGGCAAGGGGCGAGGCTACTAGTATATCGAGAGAGGAAAAGGTGTACACTGACGAAGACTACAAGACGCTAATGGAAAAGGCTAAAAGCAAAATGAAGCAAGCGGAGGTTATAGATGTTGATAATACATAGTTTTGAGCAGTTTAATGATGACGAAGATGTAGACAAAGACAGGGTTATTGCTCACTTATTTAAGATTATACAGGAGCTGGACCCAGAAACATCTTACGAAGACATAGCTATGCTTGTTGTAACTAACATAGCTTTAGAGGATATGAAGAATGGAAAAGATGACTTAAACGCAGAAAGGAACTAAGGTAATGAACGGCAAGGGAGACAAAGACAGAACATCTGACAGGGAAGCGTTTTACAAGGCGTACGATGCAATATTTAAGCCCAAGGACCCTTTTTACAATGATGTGAAGAAGTACGAAAGTAAATTTAGAGGGGGAAACACAGATTCGACTCAGGAGGAGACTTCTGAAGACGTGGGTGCAAATCCCACTTCCTCCACCATTGAAAAAACGTCGTTCCGCTCTCCGCCGATTAGGCACGGGATTCGTAGAATTATAGAGTAATTTGTAGTAATGAACATTAAAAAGGGAGATAAAGTTGTACTTAAGACAACAGGAATAGGTTCTAATGGAAAGCCAGAAAAGGCTAGGGTGAACTACCCTTATGAGCCAGAGGAGATTAAAAGGATGCAGAGCGACCCTATGGTAGTGGTTAGCGTCTCGGAGGACCCTGACAGCGTGTACGTAGACCTTAAAAGCTATTTAGGTAGGCCGATGATTCAAAAGCATGGTTATATGTGGTTTTTAGCGTCAGACTTAGATCTTGTATAATTAAGTTAAAGTGAACTTCACTGAGCACCCTTTCTTAGAAGCCCCTACAGCTAAAG